GTGCGAAGTCTGACCCGACAACTGGTGAACCTATCGGTGGCAATCGCGAAGAAGAGATTATCGGTAATCACGCATACAACATCAAGGACGATGTAAAGGGACGTATCGGTGGTGACACAATCATTTCGAAAGAGAAGTCCAGTGTTGAGGTTGTTGGTGGACAATGGAAACTATCTGTTGATGGTAAGAAGATGGACTCCAACGAAAGTGAACGTGGTGTTCACATCAAAACATCGAAAGACTATCTGCTTGACGTAAGTGGTAACCTTTCACAGTCAACTATCTCTGGTATTGTATCCGTCAAGTCAGGTTCTACACTAAACGTGAAATCTGCATCTGCAATGACCATCAATCCAGAGACAACACTGACGCAAACCGTTGGTACGGCATGGACTTCAACCACAGGAACAACATGGTCCCATACCTCTACAGGTATTGCAACAATTGTTGGTTCAGAAATTCAGATGAACCCAGATTGAGGATAGAATATGTCAGTTGCAATACATAGACACGGAGATGCTCGGGCGTGTGGAGCTACAACAATTGTTAGTGGTCAATCCACAGTGTTCGCAAACAGTATTCTTGTTTCTGTTAACGGCGATGCCAATAGTCATGGTGCTGGTAATCTAGTGGCAGGATCAAATAATGTTTTCATAGAAGGAAAGGCAGTGGTCAACAACAGCGCTGATGGTGCAGCTGCGGATAATCTTTGTATTTCTGATGGTGGTACACATTGTGCTCCAGTAACCGCAGCTGGTTCACCTGACGTATTTGTAGGAGATGGATAATGGTAGATTTTGCAAACTCAAACCTGTGTGGTGCAAGTCCAGCAATGAATGACTTGTTCAAGAAGTTGGACGATGCTGCAGCAGACATTGAATCTAACATTGACGCTGCAGCATCTGAAGCAACCGCTGCATTTGCATCTGCACAGAATGAACTCAATTCTTTGACTGCAAAATTGCAGTCTATTGAGATTCCACAACTACCAAAACTAAATTTACAGGCAGAAATCAAATCATTGTCTGAACTTATACCAGGCACACCAGCATATATATCTTCTCTTGCAACAATTACAAAAGAGTTTGGTGCAGACCTTGAGGCTGCTGGTAAGGATTTGGGTACACTAATCAGTGATGGTATATCTGCAATTACCTCTGGTGGTAATATCTGTAATGTTGTTCCTAATGTCGAAAAGGAAGCAGGAAGTGATAAACCAGCAACAGAGAAGGCAACAAACGTTTTGCAGGCAGCAGTTGCACCAGAAACGGAAACTGTATCCAAAGTCACACAGAATGCATCAGTAACAGAACAAACAGAAGAAATTGAAGTTGATTTAGCCGCCACACAAACTCCACTCAAAACTGGTGGAGAAGAATTGTCAGAAGATAGTGGTGCATACACAGTAGTTGAAGAGAAACAGGTTAAAACAATAAGCACTGGGGCTGGTGAAACAAAGGTGGTGCCTAAAAAGGTGGAGAAAGCAGAAGATAGGAAGAATGTTGCACCAAAGTCAAAATCAGACGGGTTTACTCATGTGTCAGTTCTTAAAATAGAACATTTCTCAAGCGATGATCAATTCGGCGCTTTTGATTTGGCGGACGTAGGAAACGGACAGACGGAAATTGAGTTGAAACTTAAAAATGTGCCAATTGATGGAACCATAAAGATAACACAATATAATTTGTTTGAAAATGAAGTCACCACATATGAAACAACATCTATTGGTGCTGATGGTAAACCGATACTTGGGTATAAAGAAAGGTATGGCATTCACGGTGAAATAATACTTTGGCAAAGTAAGAGTCGGTTCGGACAGTTCCAGCCGGTTGCAAGGATTACTAGTTTGGTGGGTAAGAAACTTATATTCCAAACGCCATACTCAATAGAAGATGACCATCCCGGCGATTTAGAATCAATTATACTTAGGGGGAAGGGGAAAAGACTTAGTTATTTTAAAAGTAGTATGAAAGGACCAAAAGACGCCGGGCATAACCGCACCGATAAAGGACTTAATAGAAGATTTAAGGGGAAACTCTTTACGGTAGTATACAAACACAGATCAAATTATGATACAGAAGTTAGGTAAGGTATGATTATAAAAAGAAAATCTATAGTCACACTAAATATACTTTATTGGAGGACTGATTATCACGACATTCTACAAGAGTTTATATGGCAGACGCAGGATGTTAAACCAGACTATCCAAGAGTACACAAGTTTTTAAATTTTTGGCATGAGAACATTGATGCAGTTATATCAGAAGTTCTTTTATGCGATGAGTATGATACGTCATACCGGCCAGTGAAGGAGATTATTAATGGCTAAGAGAAAGAAGCAAAGGGCCCAACAAGTGTCTAAGGGACAGGGTTCAAATGTGAACAAGAAACTACTTAATGCACTTCGTAATGATACGACTCTATTGCAGGCGGCATCTAACAAAAGAGATGCTTGGTTGAGGGGTAAGAATGTCATGTTGACTATTCCCAACCCAAATGACAAAGAAACAAACAAAAGATTCATTCGAGTTAATGCGAAAGACGTATGGGGTTCACCTAAAAAGTATATTATGAAACAAACTGCGAGTGTGTAAGTATAAATAGAATAAAAAGGATTACTCATGGCTCACGGAGCATCTCTAAATACCGCTTTTCCTGATGCACAGTCCAAAAATATCAACCTTGATAGGGATGCACAGGTATACAAAGACCTAGACTTATTCTTTGGTAAAAAAAATACTTCAAAAGATATCTCAAAGGTAAATGGTATTCAAGCAATCAAGAGGTCTGTGAGAAATCTTATTCTTACGAACATCTATGAGAAACCTTTTCATCCAGAGATAGGTTCTGGTATTCGTGGACTTCTATTCGAACCATTGAGTCCTATCACTGCATTTGTATTATCACAGAAGGTTGAAGACGTAATTGAGAACTTTGAACCAAGAGCAAGATTAGTAGGTGTTAGGGCCAACCCTGACTTGGACCGCAATGCATATGAAATCAGTGTCGAGTTCTATGTACAGAATGCTCCTACAGAATTAGTTGATACCACAGTTCTATTAGAGAGACTACGATAATGGCCGCAAATCCAAGACGACTTAATGTAACAGAGTTGGACTTTGATGATATCAAAGACAATCTAAAAATATTCCTTAAAGGACAGACAGAGTTTACTGATTACGACTTTGAAGGTTCTGGTATGAATATTCTTCTCGACACTCTAGCATACAATACTCACTATCTTGCGTTCAATGCGAATATGCTTGCAAACGAAATGTTCCTTGACAGTTCTTCTCTGCGTTCATCTGTTGTATCACATGCAAAGACACTTGGATATGTTCCACAGTCTGCAAGAGCCGCGACTGCAACTGTAGAGGTTGCACTAAACACCACAAACGCAACTGCAACGATGGATGCGGGAACAGTTTTCAATACAACGATTGAAGGTGATGCATACACATTCATTAATCCAACTGAAATAACTTCGGCAAATATTGGTAACAGTATTGTGTTCTCAAACCTTGTTCTTTACGAGGGAACATTTGTTACTTCTAGATATACTGTAAATACTCAAGATGTTGAACAGAGATTTCTTATCAATGATAATAGAGTAGATACTCGCACTCTCACAGTTAAGGTTCAAAACTCTGCTTCTGATTCTACCACAACAACTTATACTCTCGCAACAGATATTGCACAGATTACTGGCACAAGTCATGTTTACTTTTTACAAGAAGTTGAGGTTGGTAAATTTGAGGTATACTTTGGTGACGGTGTTCTTGGTAGTGCATTGTCAGATGACAACATTGTAATTCTTCAGTATGTTGTGTCTAATAAGGAAGACGGAAACGGTGCTTCAGTATTTACATCTGCTGGTGCAATTGATACCGTTTCAAGTGTGATTGTCACAACGATTGATAGTTCTTCTGGTGGTTCAGAAGCGGAGTCGATTGAATCAATCAAACTCAATGCACCATTAGATTATGCTTCACAGGGTAGGGCTGTAACAACAGAGGATTACAAGACTCTCGTAAGACAACTTTTTGCACAGACTCAGGCAGTTGCAGTCTTTGGTGGAGAGACAGGTTCTTTCGATACAAGTATTGGTGTGACCTCCACACCAGAATTTGGTAAAGTGTTTATCAGTGTTAAATCAACTACTGGTGAAAATCTTACTGAGACACAAAAAGAAACTTTGAAGAGAAATTTACAACAATATACAGTTGCTTCAATTACTCCTGTAATCGTTGACCCCGAAACACTCTTTATTATACTTCAGTCAAATGTCAAGTTTAATCCAAGTGCTACCACAAAGGGTAATGCAACCATTGAATCTAATGTCCGTAATACAATCACAAATTATAACACAGATAATCTGAATACATTTAATGGTTTGTTTAGACACTCTAAGTTGACAGGATTGATTGATGATACAGATACATCAATTACGGGCAACACATTAAATATCTCTTTGGCAAAATACGTTATTCCAACTTTAGCAGAATCAAAATCTTATA